GCGGTTGTTGGTGTGAGAATTTTTGAACTGCCTCATAAAGTAGACATCAGCCTTCTTTGTTATGTTAACCATCACTGACATGCCAGCAATAGGAGTTGGGTCACGCGAAGGTTGGAAATCAGGAGTAAACCACTCTACTGTCTTTATATGCATGAACCCTTGCATGACCAAATAGTGACCCAGGTCATGGGCTATCTTCACAAGATTGTCATTTGGGCTTGTTCCTGGCGCTGTCAGAGTCTTGTTCAGCCAGACTTGTCTGTCAGCTGAGTTCGGGCTCATAATTGAACCAACAGTTAGCAGCACACGCAGTTCCCCACTTGGATCTTGCACAATACGGCCAATGGTAGCAGTTTGCTCACCATGGCCAAGACTTGGCTGGTTCATTTGAGTGAACTGTAGAGTTGTTACTGGTGTGGTGCGTTGGCCACCACCTGTGACTCCACCAGTGCAAAGGGCTGGTTTATTTGATAAAGCATCCTGATAACTTGGGTAAACATAAAATTGCTTGGTACCAGTTCTAGTCCTACCTGCAATCAATTTTACAAACCACCAACCACCCTTTATAAGCCAATTGAACGGTGGTGGTGTTACAAGCTCTGCTGCTGAGACTGCTGTATTCAGTACCTGCCAGACAGTATCGGATGTTGCATCTCCTCCAGCTCTTGAGAATGTTGTTGAGATGGAAGAATGTTGTTCAGCCATCCTTGCAAAGTGGCTATGCTCTGGAACATTCATTATTAGGGGCGTGCCCTTTGAGCCCTCAAAGGTGACATTCACCTCATGGTCAGTGGATTTGACCAAATTAACCAAATTTGGATTAGCTGCATAGCCAGTGAAACACCATTCTGACGCGAGCTCGACAAGAAATAGCCCACCTGTGAATTGCTCATTTTTATATGAAGACATGGTTTTACCAAGGGTGTGAATTTCAATAGATGGACCTAATGTGTCGGAAGCATTGTCATTAGTGTTGGTAAGCCACCAGCCATCCCTGGGCCCCCCAAGATCTGATGGTCTAAGTTTAAAGACTGCATTCCTTCCAACTGTTACATCCATGTGCTTACGGGCACCAAGACCAGACCAACTAGTTGATGATGGAGTGGATGTAGGATTGAGCGAGATACGGAGTACAGTCCCATTGACAGCTGAAGCGCCCACCATGGAAGTCAATTTAACATTTAAATATTTTAGTTTCCACATCGAATACTGGGCGCCTAGCGCCTGCACTGGCCCAAACTGAGTACTCCCAGTAGCGTCCTTAACCAGGACGGGATTAAGGAGTATACACGCCTCAATCTCTGTTGCTCCTGTTGTGTTTGACCCAATTGTCCCAAGTGTTGCAGTGGCTCTCTGGCATATTGCAGGTTTTGGTCCTGTGACACCCTGTTTCCTGAGTTGTTTATTGACAATTTTACGGACACGTTGAGTAGACTGATATTTGTTGCGTCCGTTTTGTCTTCTTCCTTTATTCTGAGAGTTGACTGTGATTTTAACAGATCTACCTCGACCTCTAGATTGGGATCGGGCTCTAGACTTGCTCCTGTTCCGGCCATTATTATTGACCTCAACAGTAACTTGCTTGTCAGACTTGCTAGCCATCACACTTCTTTGGTCCTCCCCTCCAAATGCGA